AACTCCATCATTCTACATTTACGATTAGTTTTTTCACAAGCTATTAATGTTGAACCAGAACCACCAAAACAATCAATAATAATATCATCTTTTTTACTAGAATTTTTTAATGCTTTTACAATTAATTCAACAGGTTTTTGAGTAGGATGAACATATTTTACAGTAGAACCTCTGGACATTTCCCAAACATCTGATTGAGATTTATCTCCATACCATTGTTCACCACAGTAAAAAATAAATTCATGCTGAGGTCTATAATGACTATTACCTAAACCAATAGATTTTTTATTCCACACAACACAATTTTTTATTTTATAATTTGATTCAATTAAAGCTTTTTCAAACTCACTATAAGTTCTCCAAGTAAAACAAATGTATGATGAAGAACCTTTTTTTAGTTTCATATTAGAAGTTATTAAGGCATCTTTTACTAAATTTATTAATTGCTTACCTTGTAGATCATCATTTAAAATCATACCATGAGCTTTTACTTTAGCACCTTTTGGTGTACTTCCAGCGGCTCTTCCTCCTCCATAACTCATACCATAAGGAGGATCAGTAAAAAGCATATCTGCGTTTTCTTTACATAATTTATCAAAATTATCTATACTAGTGCTATCACCACACATTAATCTATGTTCGCCAAGTTTATAAATATCTCCTTGTTTAGCTTTTGGTTCTTTAGGAAGTTCTGGAACTTCATCATCATCAGTTAAACCTTTTTCATCACCTACAATAAGTCTTTCAAGTTCTTTATCGTCAAAACCTAAATTTTCCATCTCAAAATTATTATCTAACAAATCAGTAAATTCTATATTTAATAAACCCATATCCCACTCGGAGTCCTCGTTAAGTCTATTATCTGCAATCCTGTATGCTTTTGCTTTTATCGGTGGTAAGTCTGCAACTAATACAGGAACTTTTTCTAATCCTAAAAGTTTAGCGGCTTGATGTCTTGTATGACCAACAATAATAATCATTTCTTTATCAACAACTATAGGCTGTTGAAAACCAAACTCTTTTATTGAACTAGCTACCTTATCTGCGTTTAAGTTTTTTCTTGGATTATTTATGTAAGGTAGTATTTTATTAGTTTCTAAATACTTTATTTCCATCAATGAATAGTTATTCCCTCTCTTAAAACTTCTTCTTTTTGGACTTCGTGATACTGATATAAATATTCATGTGCTTGTTCCTCTGTATCAAATCCTGATACCTGAATAATAGCTGAAAACTTTCCATAGCTATCAGGAATAGTCATAAATAATTTTTTCAGTTCTTCGTCCATCATATTATTCTACACTAATACTCATCTTATCCATAGCCTCTTTTGATAATTTACCTTGTCTATATGCCTCTCTAATATCTTGATCTGTATCATTTAAGGTTCTAAATCCTTTTTGCCAAGAACTTAAATTAGTAAATGGGTCTCTAGTCATTATACCAAAATCATCTTTTTTATCTAGTTTTTGCGGCTCGTTCTCCCAACCTTTATTATTTAACCATGTTCTAAAGTGTTGAATAAACTTCTTATCATCATGGGAACTACAAAACTTTTCCCATTTTTCTACCAACACATCAGGTTCAGGCATATCTTTTAGTTTATCAAAAACTTTAAATGCTTGTTGTTTATTACCTGTTTTATAAGTTAGCTTTGACCATATATTATTAAATATATCTATATTACTATTACTATTACTATAACTATTACTGCTTTGCGTTCGCTCTGCGTTCGCATATCTTTTATTTGCTGACTCTCTAGCTTTTACTGACTTTTCTTGCACCCAATTAAATTCTTCTCTTTGTGCTTTTGAGTAATAGGTTTTGCCCTCTTCTCTAAAATATTGTGCTAAAATATAATTTATCATCTTCTCATCAGCATTTTGACAAATTCTTTTAAGCCTATCCATATCATTAGGTAATGTTGCTTCATTCTTCCAAGCATAACAAAGTAATCTAAAATATAAACCTAATTCTTCATTTGTTAGGTTCACTGTATCTGCTATAAAATTATCAGGACTTATTCCCATCTTCCATATTTTTTGTGCCATTTTTTTCTCCAATCTTTAAATTAAAACATTTTATACAAGCTCTATCAAAATCCCAATCTATTTCATATTCCATGAATAAATCTCTTGTTAGTTTGTTGTAGGTAACTTGGTTTACCATATCCATCATATTATCTTTTATGTAATCTCTTCCACAAAAACAACATGGGTAAGTTTCATATTCCCCAAACTTCATTTCGCTGTTCTAAGAGTTCTTTATTATTCCAAATCCAATCATCTATTCTTGGAACAATTATTTTCTTCATGTCATCTATTTCATTACAAGCATCAAAAAAATTAGCACAGCTTTTAAGTTGCATTTCTATTTCTTTTAAATATTTAGCATTAGGAAGATAATCTACAAATTCACACCTTTTAGGGGTGCAAATTAAAAGTTTTACTTTAATATTTTTTTCCATAAATTTTTCTTTCATAGCTTTGCCATAAATTGCCATTTGTAAAATATCATCATGCGTTGGCATAAATTTTTGTTTTGTTTTTAAATCTACAATAGTAATACTATTGATATCATCTTCAAAAACAAAATCGGTAAAGCCATAAAAAGGAACTCCTAATATATTTGTATCAATACGACCTTGAAATGATTGAAAACTCATAAACCATTCATCTTGAACAAAAACATCAAAGCATTGTCTTACCATTGGCTCAATCATGTCATATTGCTTATCTTCCCCATCTAATAAAGCTGTTGCTGATTTGTAATAAATTTTAGCTTTATCTATACATTCTTGAACATTAGCATCTTTAGTAAATAAATGTTCCAAACCAAATTCAACAGCATTACCTCTTTCTATTGCATGGTTCGTAGTTCTTGGATATCCATAAATATAAGTCAAAAGAAATTGTGCTGGGTTATTTTTCCAAGTTTTAATTTTGCTTGACGAAAATGGTAGCATATTTCTTTCTGTTTCAAACTTTTCAAATACTTTTAAATCAATCATTTTTTTTCTCCATTTTTAACTTCTTCAAAATATTCTTTTAAAGATGTTTGTTTTGTTTGTTCTAGCATATCTTGTAAATCTGCTATTAAATCAGCTTTTGATAAGCCATTTAATTTTTTAAATAATCTTGGATATTTTAAACTAATAACTTCCATAAAACCTGAGTCAAAAGTTATTTCTATTTTAAATTTTTCAATGTTTGGGTTTAATTTTATTACATTAGTCATTTTTTTCTCCATCTAATAATGTTGGTTGGTTCGTATCTATTGGACTCCATTTATAATAATAGAGTTTGTTTATTTTACCTTGAATAAATTTATCAGGGACTCTAGTTTGTTTAAATGGTTTCTCTAAATTATTTAGAGGAACTATCATATATTGGTCTTGATAAATAATCTTTAAATTAGCTTTGCTGTTCCTAGCTGTTTTTACAAACTTATGTAGAACAGGTGCTAACCAGCCTTGATACAAAGTAGTTATTCTTTTGCTATGTTCTCTTAATACCATCTTTTTCTCCAATAAATTTCTTCATAATATAATTAAATATTTTTGGATAAGGTAAAGAACCCATACCAACTGCTTTCTCTACTTTATCTTTTGATTTGTTCAGCAACTCTTTATCTACTTCCATAGTTATTCGTTGTGACTCATAATCTCTAAGTTTATTTCCCATGTTTCATCTTCTCCATTACAATTTGTTTTAGTTTTTCTTTTTCTCTAAATATTATTTTGTAGTTAGCATGATCTTCTCTGCATAGAGGGATAAGATTTGATACTTCATTCTTGAGACTAGGTTGCTTTGACTTACTTTCAATGTGATGTAAATCAACCGCAACCTTGTTCTCACAGTACCAGCACATAATCGTATCATATTCAGATAGACCATAATATTTTAGAAATATGCGTTTATATTTAACCAAAATACTTTTTATGTACTTTGACAGCTTCAGCAGTAAGTGGGTCAATATCGGATATTCCAAACTGACCTGACCCCATGCTTCTCGTTACAATACCTGTAATAAACATACTAGCATCTACTCTAAGACCTGAGTTGAAGTTGCCATTACCATTATGCATTGGAACATCTTCAGGTTCATAACTTGGTGGTGTTTGCATATCGCCAAGTTTTTTTACATTACTAATATTGTAATATTGATTACCTTTAGCTGAGGTTTTCAACTCTGACATATCGCAAGTAAAACTGTCTCCTCTTTCAAGATCAACATATTCATTTGCATAAAGAGTTCTACCATCTTCAGTTTTTATATTGAAGCTAGGTCTCCCATCTTTACTGTTGTCGTAAATAGTTTTTATTATATTTTGCATTTTTTTCTCCTTATTTTAAAATGGAATACTTTCTGTTTTCCATGCAAGTCTTTATCACTTTTTC